TTCGTCCTGGGACTGGTAGAAGCGTTCCGCGGTCGCTTTGTAGCCGATCTTGTGCGCCTTCATATACGCGCTAAGTTCAGCGCGGGCGGCGTCAGCCAGCGCCTTCTCATCAGAAACGAGCTCCGTCACGTCCCGGGTTTGAGCTTCCTGCAGCCCCATGACGTCGAACACGAGATTCTCCAGAGTGAAGTCCGGATACTGCTGCGGCTTATCAACCCCCGGCCGCAGACCATTCGCCGCCGACCGGAACGACACCACCATCGGCGGGTTATCCCGCGACAACCGCACATGCGCGCTGACCCGGAACGGCAGATTCTTGTTGGCCTCGACCGAATAGTCCTTGGCGCCCTGAATCGGCCGGCCTTCACTGTCGACGGCCATCGTCTCTTTGCCCTTGGCCGTCAACACGACGATCCCCGGGAAACGCGACAGCAGGTTCATGAACCGGTGATGGCGGTCGTTCGCGTCATTCCACAGGTTCGGCGCCGCTTTGATCTCGGCATCGGGATCGGTGGCCAGAATCTTCTTCGCGTTGCGTGAGTTGCGGGCCCGGTTATTCACCCAGGACTTCAGCATGTCCCACACGTTCGACGCTGAATCAATGACGAGGACAGAAGGTTTCGCGTCCTTGGATGCCTCCGCTTCGGCGGTGGCTTCCTGAATCTGTTCCAGGATGTCCAACCAGGTGCCGTCGTGCTCCAGGATCAAGTAGTCCGCTCCGGGCACGTTGATGTACTCATCAGCCGCGCCCTCACCCAACTCCATCCAGTACGCCTGGCCAATCTTCTCCGAACCCGTGAATTGAGCCGCCTGGTAAGACTTGCCAACAGAGTCGGGCCCCTCGAGCAGGATCATCGGCCAATTCGGGATACCCGTTGGTTTTCTCGTCCGGGGGGCCATCATTCGCCGCCTTCGATGAATTTCGGGAGTTCGGCCAGCGACACCGCCATCAACGGCGCCAACACCTCGGCAGCGTTTCTATCCAGGTACGTCGCCAGGTAGGAGACGGGTTCGGCCATTTCGGCGTGCTCGCACACCTCACCCTGGTCGTCGACGATGAAGCCGCCATGCTCGACGGCGTTCGCCAACAGGTTCTCCAGGAACGATTTCCGGATCGCTCCTACAACCTCGGTGGGCCAGCGTTGCGCCACCCACGCAACGAACGCAGCTTCGTCTTTGATGGTGAATGGTTCCCGCGGTTTCCGGGACCCACGGTAGGTGTGAGACACCACCTGCCCCGCATATACTCCGGCGATTTTTTCGTCGGGGAACGACACATCGGCGACCGCTTTCGCCGCGTCCTCGACAGCGGCGATCTGCTTTTTCAGCCACTGGCACAGCCCGAGGACCGCGGCGGCATCACGTTGCGCGGTCATCCCGCCACCCCGCTATCCGCCATCTGGATGTACGGCAGTGCGGAGTTCAGGAACTGGCGGGCCGCGTCAATGTTGTTCAGGTCTAACGGTGTCGCGTCGGGGTGGGCATCGACAACATCCACGAGAAGGGAACGCGCATCATCCAACAGCGCGGCGGCTTGGGCTAACCGGGGATCGATCATGACGCCATCACCGCTACCGGTTCGATCGGTGCCTGTTGACCCACCATCGGGCAGCGGTTGTGCGCGGTGTCGTTATGCAGCACCACGATCCGATTGAGGCCGGTGACGGCGACATCACGCCAGCAGACGGGGCACGTGATCCGGCGGACCGTCCCGCCGCCTTGGAGTAGCCAGTCAAGATCGACACCACACTCTCGGGCGTACTTCTTCAACGCGTACTGCGACGGCAGCCGATGCCCCTTCTCCCACATCGAGACCACCTGAAACGAGACACCGACCCGTTCCGCGCATTGCTTCTGCGTCAGCCGGGCTGTTTCCCGCGCGATTCGCATCCTGTGCCGCACCAGCACCGGGGGGCCGATCACAGCTCGTCACCCCGACGAGGAAGGAACGCCGCGAAACCGCAGATCACCGTCAGCGTCCCGAACACGACGAAAGCGACCAGCCACGGCCAAGACTCGGACCACCAGGCCCCGACAGCCGAACCGCCGGTAGCCATGCTGAACAGCCACATCAACGTGTTCACGATGCTGCCGCCGCTGGCTGATCGGTCGGGTGGTCGGCGATGTGCTGCTCCACTGTGGCGTTCAGCACGCGCCACCCATCGATGCTCATGAACAGTGTGAGGTCGCCGATGCAGATCTGCAGTTCCCCGGGCGTATTGCTGTTGTAGATACGGGGCTCACTGGCACACCGGCTCGTGAGGTTGGCATACGTCATGACTTCCGCATTGCCTCGAGTGGCATGCCTATCGGCGCTCATAGTGCAGCCTTCAATGCGTCGAACCGGTCTGCTTTCGCGATCAGCTCACCGAGCCACTGTGTGATGTCTTTGACGCGGTACGTGTCGCAGAGGACGAACTCGACCTTCTTCCCGCTCTGTTCGGCGGTGATCAGCCAGTCCCACATGCAGTTGCGCTCGGCGATCAGCACGGTTCGGTCACCGGCGGCTACTTCGATGCGCTCGTTGACGCGTGGCTGATGCGAGACCAGTACACCGCTCCCGGTAGACTCGCTTGTTGACATGTCGGACCTTTCTTCCGTTGTGTCGATGGGGCGTCGGGCCGGTCACGCGGCCTGGCGCCGCTTTACTTGGGTACGATCAGGAACTGCTTGTCCGGGAAGTCATCGCTGTAGGCGATGAATGCACCGCCGCCGCCGGGGACGAATTCGGCTCGGCGCATCGTGATGTTGACGACCCCAACGTCTTCCTCGCTTGCCGAACGCGCCGGGGAGGGCACGGGTTTCGGAGTCGCGCTCACCTCCCCGGCGCCAGACCCTGCCGCAACCCACTCGGCAGGGGCCGCTGGTTCCGCGCAGGCCCCGGTAGTGGTTTTTACCTGCGCGGAAGTCTTGTGCGGGCCAGCGGATGCAAAGCTCGGGCTCGGGTCCGAGGCATCCTGCTGCTTGCCCTCCCTGACACTCGCCCCAGGCAAGAGGTGTGCGAGGCTCGCTGCCGCACCAGCGAAGTTGGAGTGGATTCGGGACTTCATGGCCGTCAAGTCGTCGACCGTGTAACCCCTCAGTAGGGGTGCATCTTCTGGCCCGGTGTGGCCGTCGTGCTCGCGCGCGAATTCCTCCGCCGACTCGTTGACAGAGCGTTCGCTGCCGTCGACATAGGTGGTGGTTCCGCACGGGCATGTGAGGATCGCGCTGCTGTGTCGGCGTAGGTCGTCAGGTAGTGGCTCGTCGTAGTCGTGGTCAAGGCGGCGCAGCAGCGCCTCACCAACACGGACGAGTGTGCGTTCAATCAGGTCGCACGGCCGGTACCCCGTAATGCCTTGCACGGCAACAGCAGCTGCTGAGGATACACGGACGATGGCACGTTCAACACTCCAAGTCATTGGCTGCGCTCCGCTTCACGCATCACCGCGTCGTCACGCACCGACCGACGCTGGCTCGCCTCAGCCTGAAAGAAGCCGTTCCGGGCACCCCACCCAATGATGAACGCCATGACGAGGAAGAACACCAGTACGAGACCGCTCATTTCGCCGTCTCCAGCACATCGAGGACACTATTGATCGCCAAGGTGTGATACTTGATTGACTGATTGGTACTGCGCTCAAAATCGTTGCGGGACTCTTGAATTCGCCGATGAGACGCCAGTGCGAATAGCACACAACCGTTGAAGATTAGTTGCGCGGCGAACCCGATCGACAGTGCGATGGTCATGGCAGCACCCGCGTGTACAGATCAGCGATCAACCTCACATGCTCCACCGCTGCCTCCTTCGTCAACGCCAACACCTGATGCATGTTGTTCGTCAACCGCACCGTCATGTACACCGACCAGTGGTCGTGACCGAAAGGCCTGCGGGCGCCACAGATTTCGATACCATTCACGTCGACAGCGCAGACGCGGTCCCTCTCCTCGACAAGCACGAAGCGGAGAATCTCAGCAGGGGCAGTCATGACGCCAACCTGCGGCGCGTGGTGCGCGTCATGCCGGACAGATGCGGGACCTCGGGGACACAGACGCGCTGCGGCCGCATCAGCTCGATAGCGGTGTCGACGTCCTCTTGAGTGCCGCGCCATTTACGGCCTGCCTTGTAGCCAGGCAGCACTGGCTCAGCGTGTCCACGCAGGCGTTTCGCGAGCCACTGGATCTTGAACGGCTCCACCGTGGCCGCCGTACCGTCTGGACCCGGTCCGAGGAGCGCCGCGGCGTACTCCTCCAGGCTGTACGTGGAGGTTGTCATGAGGATGACACCTCGTCGTCGCCCAGCATCACCCGCAGGATCTCCAGTCCACGAGGTGTGATGCGTGTCCGATCCTCTTGAGATCGTGCAGGATCCCCCTCACGAACTGCCACTGCGATCTTGGCGAACCAATCAAGGTCCTCAAGGTCGAACGCGATGAGCTGGGGTTGGCCGTCAGAGTCGAGGATGGTCACGATTGCGCCGTTGCGAACCGGGTCGTAGGACATGATGGTGTTGTGCTCGTCGGTCAGGTCGGGAGCGATGGTTGTCACGCCGCGACCTCCCTCGTGATTAGTCGCGCGATTGCTTCCGCACCTGCGGGTGTGACTTTGAGGGTGTGCATGACTTCGCCACGGAAGCGCGGCGCCTCGTGTACCTCGACGCGCCTGAAATAGCGCTTCTTATCGGCCTTTTCGGTATAGCGGTATCGGGTAACCTTCTTGTTCTCGCGGTTCGACCACCGGGTCTCGGACTGCACATAGATCCAGTCCTTCGCTATCAGCAGCTCGCGCAGCCACGACTCCTTGACGTCGCTCGTCGACGCCACAGTTGAGAACGACAACAGATCGGCATCGGTGACGTAGGTGTCGACGTAAGTTACCTTCGGTGCGGCGACTGCGGCCTGCGACTCAAGTTGATGAATCCGCGCGTCGCGAGCTTCCAGCTGATGCATGGCCTCGACGTAACCCGCTGCCATCAATTCCGAGCCCTGCAATGGCTGCACCGACAGCCGCGCAAGAAGCTGTCGCATGATGTAGAAGTCGCGGACCAACCGCTTCTTGAAATCGCGCACCTTGCCGTTGTTCCGGAGGTAGGTGATTAGGAGCGCGGCCTGGGGTTCGGAAAGGACTCCGTACTTGACCGGGCGGCCACCCCCGTTGGCGCTCGTGGCGGGTTTCCCGATTTCAAATCGGACAACCCCAAACTCTTCGAAGTCGTCGAGGTTGTCGCGCACGATGCGCACGACTGACTCGTGCTCGTTCCCGGTCTCGCTTGCGATCACCAGGGAAGTCGTGAACGCCTCGCCTCCCTCAACGAAAACGATCGATCCGTCGTCGAGGGTGGGTGTCAGGTCGGTGCTCATGCCGGCACTGCCTCGGTGTTGGGGATCATGATGGCGATCTGGTCGACTCGCAGCACCTCCGCTGCTCGTGCCAGCAAGACGTTGCTGAGAGGCCGACGGCCGGCCTCGATGTTGGCCAGATAGGGGCGAGAGATGCCGATAGCGGCCGCGAACGGATCGGGTTTGAATCCTCGAAGTTCACGGAAGTGGCGGAGTGTTGCCCCGACACGCTGGTCCTCCGGCTGGATTTGATCCGGAAGTTCCTTCGACATGACGACGAAGTTACGGGAACACGGTGGAACATGTCAAGGGAACACGGTGGAACAAAACGTTGAGTACTCGTTTCAGCTGGTCAACATGGAACAACATCCCTGTAGTTACGGCGATGTTTTCCAGGAAATTGGTAAGTGAACGGCACCTAACGCCTGGTTGATGTTCCTAGTTGTTCCGGTCACACTTCATGCCATGAAGGAACGATCGCGTGTCGAAGTCGGGAAGCTGGCTGCAGCTCGACGCCGTGAACTCAAGATGGATCAGGCCGAACTAGTCCGCCGCACGAAGTTAGATCAGAAAACGATCTCAGCCTTCGAGCGCGGCGATAGATGGCCACGGGACCGGTCACGCACACGAATCGAGTCGGCCCTTGAATGGACGCCAGGGGCGCTCACACGGCTGCTTGCTGGCGAGCAGATGCCCGTCCTGGTCGACCGCGAGTATCTCGGTCTACCGCCGCTGACCGGCGCAGCGCCCGATGAGCCAGTCGTCGAGCCAGTCGAGAAGCCCTGGGCAAGCGTTCTTCACCCAGACATCGACTATGACGGCCTCGCCGACCAAGCGAAGGTCATTGAGCCGATCGGGGACCGACTGCTCTCTCGGCTCCTCAAGCGCGAAGACCTGACTTCACAGGCCAAGGCCGAACTCGCGCTGGAACTAACGCAGATGGCGTCCGATCTCGCCGATGCGCTATTCAGCGAAGTGCAGGAACACCCCGAGCTGCGCCCGCGCTACGCAGAGTCCTATACGGCCGCGATGGTTGCGGTGCGGCGGTTCATCACTGTTTATGACGACCTGGTGCCAGCCGACGAACGAATCGGCGACCGGCTCGCGCGTTCGATGAAAGCCGCGTACGGCTTTCCCCCGACTGACAGTCCCGACTCGGCCCTCGCGAGTGCGTCGGATGATTCAGCTCAGCCAGGGGTTGACCACACGAAGGTCTGGCCGTCCCGCGAGCCCGGTTGGACGCCCAACCCCCTGGAGCCAGCGGGCGTGGGGGACGATGAGGACGGCCGCCAGAGCAATTAGCTCCGATGACGTCATGTCGTGGGGGCTGATGTGGGACATGACCTGTTGAACGTTCCAGATCAGGTGCGGGCGCATGATGTCCTCGGAGTCACCACCGGGCATGAGTCCGACGCTTTTGGCGATGCGCTCCCCTAGTTCCGTTGCCGATTCGGGCACGGTCACCCTCCCCAGGGCATGGTCTTTCCCCCGAAAGACCGCGAATTGTGTAGTGGCATACGCGCTTTCCGTCGGGGGCAGCGCCCGGCTGTCCCGGGACGCTACGACCGAGGTAACCCTCGTATGTCGAGCAGAATACCCACAACTAACGGTCAGGCGAAGGGCAAATTGACAGATCCATACGTACGCATCAACGCAAGGCAGCGTCGATCGCGGCGGCGTTGCCCTGGCCGCTGGAGCGGTCCAGGTGCGTGTAGTTCTTGATCGTGGTCACGATCGATTCGTGACCAAGGTGGGCCTGGACGGCGGGCAGCGGCCGGCCCGCCTGGATCAGCCATGACGCGCAGGTGTGCCGCAGGTCGTGCACGCGGGGCTTCTTGGTGAGCCCGTCGGCCTGGGCGCGCGCCACTGCGGGTACCCAGACGTTCGGGTTGAACGAGTGGATCCTCACCGGCCCGTCGTCGTCGCGGATCATTCCGTCGGCGAACTGGCCCTTCCCGCGCCCGGAGTTTGTGAACACCCACTCTCCGGTGAGGTCGAGTTGCGCCAGCACGCGGCGCGGCACGTTGACCGTTCGGACCGACATCTGGGTTTTCGGCACTCCGAGTTTGTAGCCGCCGCCGCCGGTCTTCCATGCTTTCGAGATCCGCACCGTCCCCGCGATGACGTCGATCGCCGAGGGTTTCAGCGCGGTCGCCTCCGACCACCTGCATCCGGAGGCGACGAGGAACTCGACGAGCGGCTGCCAGTATGGCGTCACGTGGGACAGCAGGAGCTGGAATTCGTCGTGCTCGAGGAATGTCATCTCCTCGCGGTCCCACCGCGGCAGCCGGTTCCCGTCGCAGGGGTTGGCTTTCAGGTGGCCGCCGGCGACGGCGGCGTTGAGGGCGCCGGCGACGAAGCCGTGCTTGTTCGCGATGGTCTTTCCGGAGACACCGTCGGCTTCCATTGTGGCGATCCAGTTGGCGATGTCGTCACGTGACAAAGCGGTCAGTGGTATGACGCCTATGGTGTCGGCGACGTCGTTGCGTACGTAGGCCTGGTACCGGGCTATAGTGCCTTTCTCGACGCCTGTGAGGTGGTCGATGTAGCGGTTCAGGTATTGGGTGAGGGTCGTCGCGTGCCGCGGCGATGAGACGATCTTCATGATCTCGCGGGCCTTTTCCGGACCGACCTGATCGATCAGCTTCCGGCAGTGCTCGGCCTCGGCGTAGTCGTCCCACGACAGCGACGTTTGCCGACCGTTCTCACGGAACAGGACCGCGAAGTAGACGGAGCCGTCCTTGCGCTTTCGCGGCTTGATCCACGCCATCAGTCAGCCTCAACGTCGTCGGACTGCCCGCCAGGGAAATATCTCTGACCTGGAGGTGACGAAGCCTCATTGTGCGAGTCCATGTTGAGCAGCGTAAACCCGGTTTGTGATGACGTGGTGTTGATGACGTGGAATACTCTGGGTGTGTCTAAATCGTTGACCTGCATCTTCCGGTCGTTTTCAAGTGGAGCTAAGGGGACTCGAACCCCTGATGAATACCCGGCGACCTGCGACTACCTGCGGAACTACACCGCTGTAAGAATCAGGCGCGATCAGCCAGGTCCAGGTGGAATCGGTGGCTTGATGACGGCGTCATCAAGCGCGTTGGCCCCCAGTACGATCACTCTTATGGCCCGATTGGCGGCGGTTCTCCTGGCTATCCTGCTGGCCGGCTGCACGGTGCCAGCGACGGTTTCCTTGAGCACGCCGATCGCCGCCCCGAGCAGCATGCCGACGAGTCAGGCCACGATCTGGCCTGGACAACCGGGCGTGGGGCCGCCGACGCGCACGGAGGTGGCTCCGGAGCACGAGTTCATGCCCGGCAACGGCACCTATCAGATGGGTGGTATCGACGGGAAGGACTGGGGTGTCTGGCAGTCCGACGGCGCAGAGGCGGGCTGTGAGTGGTCCATCAACGCGGTGCGGCGGTACGAGGGCGGCGAGCTGCTCGACAGCGGCCAAGGCGCGCCAGGTGAGCACGTGCGAGTGGACATCGAGCCCGACGGCGGCGTCGGCACCCTTGACGGGATGATCGGTGATCATCGGATCGTGTTCATGACCAACAGATGCGGGCCATGGCGGCAGGGCGCTAGCGGTTGGTGAGCCGCACCGCGGCGGGCCCATTCAGCACGGTGCAGTGCCTGGCCAGCGCCGGGCCATAGGTGATCGCCTCGCACTCCAGGCAGTCCCAGGTGGTATGGCCGCCGCCGTGCCCGAGACAGGCGACATGGCCGACGACGACCTGGTTGGGGCCGAGCTGGTGGCCGTTCGGGCACCGCAGAGGTGGGCGGGTGATCCACGTGCCGGTTGTCGTGGGTACGAGGTCGCCGACGTTCGGGCATGCGGTGATGATAGGTCCGCCCACCCGACAGAAGTGACAAACACCTGAAAGCGTTTCGCACGGATGTCACACAGTGCGCATAAAAGACGAAACCGCCCCCAGCCGAAGCTGGGGGCGGCGACAGTTCCAGTCCCGTGGAGCTGATAGCACAGAGTTTAGCGCACTGCGCTCAACTCACCGGTATATTTTCGGTGAACAGTGCTCTCAAGGTCAGCCCCGCTCCCTTTCGGTCTGCGCGTCGGCGATGTCGGTCTGCGCCTCCTTGTACACGACGGCGCGGGCCAACTCGTCGACCCGTTGCTGGGCCAGCTCGATCGCTTCGGCGGCCTCCGGGGACACCGGAACCCCCTGGGATTCTTTGAAGCTGGCCAGTTCACGTAGGGAGGCGAGCATCACGCGGGTGGCGTCGAGCTGCTCAGCGCGGGCGGTGGTCAGTTGGCTGTTGACCAGGGTGTGGATCGCGGCGAGCGCCGCCGCCGTCTGCTTGCCTTGCCTGGCAACGAAAGTCATGGGGGCGGCCAGGGCCGCAATCATCGCGATGACCACGACGGCCAGCGCTATCCACAACACAGCAGTCATCGAAAGTTTCTCCCTTTCAGAGAAGCCCGCCGGTCAGGCCGCCCAGCAGCCCGCCGATCAGGTCGCAGATTCCGCACGCTCCACCACCGCCACCTGTGGCCGGGCCGCCGCCGCCGATGAGCACCGGCGCTTCGGGGCATTGCGCGGGATAGCGGCGCCGCACCTTCTCGTCGGTGCAGTCGAACACGGGCTTCAGCGGTGTGGGCATGTCCCACACGATGCGGATCGTGATCCGTGTCGGTGCTGCAGTCGGTGTGCCGCCGCCGAGCGTCGCCACTGTGGCGACCACCAGCACAAGGGCGAACGCGCGTTTACTTCGCCCGAGCATGGACGGGTGGTGGCGGCAGGATCGGCGGATCGGGAATCCGACGGTCCTTGGGGATGTAGCCGGCGTCGCGGGCTTCGCGCAGGATCGCAGTGATTTCCCGCGTGTACACACCGGCTAGGTCGGCATATTCTTCGAGCTGAAGCATCCTCTCGTAGCGCCAGGCGTGGCGTTCCTCCTGGAGTGAGTCGACGTCCAACGTGATCTTGTCGGTGGTGGCCTTGTCGACGCCGCGGTGAGTCAGCGCGACGTAGGCGGACACCATCGAGCCGATCAGGGTTGCCGCCGCGATACCGAGCGCGAGCAGCGCCTGTAGCCCGCTGATGGTGACCGTCACGGCAGCTCCCCCTTGCTGTCGCGATCACGGATCTCCCGCCGGGTCAGCGAGTTGCGCAGCTTCGTTCGCACCACGATCTGGTGGGCGAAGTCGTAACCCAGGTGGATCGACATGGTGCCGAACGCCAAAGTCAGCCCGCCGGACAGGGTGCCGACAACGGTCGAGTTGGTGAGGATGGTGATGAAGTAGGCCCACATGGCGATGCCCACACCGAACAGGCCGCCCACCCCCCAGCCGTAGGGGTAGCGCAGATCAAGAGGGTTGGCGAGGGTGTCGCGGCGCAACACTCGTGTGCCAATCAGCATGCCGACGATGGCGCTGCATGATCCCAGCAGCATGCAGAAGCCGAGGAACTGCTGGGTGGTCCACGACAGCGCCCCGATGACGCCAGTGGCGGGCGCGCCCGCGAGGATAATGCCTAGGCCGACCAGCCAGACGCCGACGTGGAAGTACACGTAAGCCTTGTGGCGGTCGAACTTCTTACGCTCCTCGCGGCGGGCCTCAGGGGTTGGCACTTACACCTGGTCGAGCTTGACCACCGACGCGGTACCGGGTGTGCCGAACGGGGCTGACGCGATCGACATCAGCAGGGACAGCACCGCTGCGCCGCCGCCGAGGCCGAGCGCGGTCTCCCAGTCGACGTGCAGGATGTTCAGTTTGTCGGCGCCGAGCACGGTCAGTGTTCCCTGCGCGGCAGTCTTGACGGCGCGCTCAACAGCGTCGAGCGCCCACGAGGTGAATTCGGACATGATGATTCCTTTCAGTTGCGCAGGCGTGTTGGCCTGCAACGGATTTGGGTGTTAGGCGACGTTGACGGACAGCACCTGTGTGCGCGCCCAGTCGACAGCTGGACCCATGTCATAGGTGCCGTGCGGTCCCATGTTGAACAGGAACAGCCCGCCGGACATGATGGCCTGGATGATGACCAAAATCTCGGTGGTCGGCTTGATTCCGACAGCGAGTAGCTCGAACAGGATTCCCTTCGGGTCGCCCTGCACCAGGTCGTAGACCGTTGTCTTGACCTCGCCGACGTGGTTGTCCTCGTTCTCGGCGTACAGGTCGCCGTGGCGGCAGACGTACTTGATCTTCGCGAGGTGAGGCCCGACCGGCATCCGCTGCCCACTGATCCCCTGAGTGCCCGCCTTCGGCGGGTCGGGAATCCATTCGGCCACAACGTCCTTCGGCCGGTACGGTGCGCCGCACGCGATGGTGCCGAGCCAGAACCGCAGGTGAGCGTGGAACTCCGCGCCGGGCGGCAGCACGTAGCGCATGAAGAACTGGGAGCCGACGATGTTGCCCTGGCTGAAGTCCGCGGTGAACCAATACCGGCCGACCCACATCAGCCGCGGGTCGCGGAAGAAACTGCAGATCATCTGCACGCCGGACTCGTTGTCGAAGGGGATCGTGGTGTTGTTGTAGCCGGTCGGCTGCAACTGGACCAGGCCCTCGCGCTCGAGCTGCTGTCCGACACCGACCGCGGGGCCGATGAACATGTCGGACATGTGGCCCTCGGTGCTGATGAACAGCGGGAGGTGGCTCTTGTCGGGGATGTTGGCCGGTGCCGGGACGTTCGAGCGCGGAACCAGGAGCATCTGAACCTTGGTGGCCCAGTCGAATTCGGGGTCGGTGTCGGTGATCGGGCCGATGCGCTGGCCGTGCTCGACGAGTGACTTGACCGCCGTCTTGTACTTCACCAGCGCGCGGCCGAAGCCCTCGGTGTAGACGTCGCTGGTGTCGGTGGTGCCCAGCCCTTCGGCCTTGCCGTAGCTGTAGATGCGCAGCGCCCGCTTGGCGCCGGGGATAAGCGGGTCGCGATCGCCGACCTGATGCGCGGGTGACCAGGCCATCAGTGCCCTCCTGACAGGTTGGCCGCTTCTTGCAGTTCGGCCATGACGTGCTCCACGGTCCACGGCACGGCGCCGAGATTGCGCATCCGGCAGCCCGCGCACGTGAGATAGCCGTTCACATGGAACGACTCGGGGCGATGTGTGGACAGCACGTCACGCACCGTTTCCAGCGAC